AGAGGTTAACATTAATTAGTACAAGGCTATTAAAAAGGGCGATTAGAAATTCTAACCGCCCTTTATTTTACGCTTTTACAATCGCAGTGTCAAATCCTGCTGCTTTCAATTTTTCCTGCAAGGAAATAGCATTTGCTTTGTTGCGATACGCTCCGACCTGTACACGATAAATAGAATCTTTATCACCTACGCTTGTCTCTGATCCAGAAGTTGCAGCATCGTCATCAGATGTGTTATTGGATGGTTCAATGTACTGCTGTCCGGTAATTCCGTAAACAATTGCACTTGCCATGCTCTTAAAGTCATACAGTGCTACATCGTCTTTATCATCCACGAAGCAACATTCAATCAGCATCGCAGGTGCTTTTGTGTGATTGAGCACGTAAAGCTTTTTGTTAATCTTCACACCACGATTTTTAAATCCAAGTGCTGCAATTGCTTTCACAATTTTCTCTGCAAATGGTTTTGCTTTGCTATTATCACTATAAATATATGCTTCTACACCTGTTGTCCGTCCGTTTCCAGACATATCCTTCGCACCTGCATTAAAGTGGATAGATACATCAAGATCAGCCGCATGAGAATTGCATTTACCTACGATGTTGCAAAGCACATTATTTGCACTTGTGCCATTGTCAACCGTACAGTCATACACGGTATGCCCAAGACCTTTTAACTGTCTGATAACCTCATTTTTAACATTTCTTGCTTCTGTTGATTCCCGGATGATTCCGATAGCTCCGCACGCTACTTTTCCGTCAGGGTTGTGTCCGGCATGTACGTTAATAACCATTCTTTTATTCCTCCTTCTTTTCAATATACTGCTTAAATAACTGGTGCAGTCCTGTGCTTGCTAAACCGCTGAATAAGCCACTTAATAAGATAGATGCTGTGATTGTCCATCCGTTGATCCAAATGGCTAAAAGCACACCTAATACCGCACAAATGGTAGGGATGTATTTATTATCCACATCCTTAATCCATTTTTTCACGACATAGCCTATACAAAGGCAAATGCCTACGATCACAGGCACCATAAATTCTGTTAAAAATCCCAAATCTGTCATGTTTAAATCCTCTCTTTCTGCTTCAGATGAAGCTCTTCAATTTCATTTTTCATCTTTGTGACCATTCCATTTCCGCCCAACGCATGATAGGCATCGTACATTTCCATAAAATTCTGATAGGCATAGGATGGAATTTCTTTGAGAGCCATGTATTTATTATGGTACTCAATCATTTGCACACGAAGCAAAAGCATTGTTCCTCTGCTATTCGCATCTCTGTCTGACTTCTGATTTTTCAAAAGCCACACTATATATCCCATAAATGCTGTCAGAACGATAGGCAAAGCAATCGTGTACGTTTCTTTTAACATCTCCATTGGATCATCTTCCTTTCTTTTGTATAATTCAATTATAATATTTCAGAATGATTTTTTTGTCCCATTTTACTTCGCATAACCAGAGTTTAGCTAAATTAAATAACAAAGGTCTTAAAACTTTAAATAGTAATTATGCTTCATATTATTACAAAAACGGAAATACCGTTTATATAGTTGCAGATTTTGCTAATAAAACAGTACCGCAAAATGGTGTGACATTAGGCACATTACCTATTGAATATAGACCATACGTCGAAGTTTACGGAAGAAACGGATTTGACAATCAAAACGGCGAAATGATGGTTAATAGGTCAGGAGTCGTTAAACTCCAGTCAGCATCTGGTTCTTTTAACTACGGTCACTTCAGTTGTTGCTTCCCGTGTACAGATACATTATAAATACTTGATTTTTAAGCAAGATAATTAATTGGTGCATTTATTTCCACAGTATATAATATTACAGCCATCGTAGGAAACGCCCTTAGATTTATTAGTAATTATTCGACTCGGCTCAAAGAGATATATCCACCCTGCACCTTACCAAAACAGTAAATTTTTAAATATCCATACGCAGTTATCGGTATTAAAATATTAACATTTCCGGTATGTACATTATTTGCGGCATAAAAATAATCTTCAGATATTAGCGTATCTGAACCTCCTGTAGAGTCGTATCGATGGACGCTGATATCTGCAAGTGTGGATGTGAAATTTTTATCAAGCACAAGACTTATATTTAACATATAATGACCTGTCTTTTTAAAGATAATATCGCCATATTGGTCAACATAAATATCGTTCGAACCAAAATTTTTAGTTATAGATGTTAAAGTATAATATCCCGATGTCGTAAGAGTACCATGTGTTTTGACCGTAAATAATGCATTCATAGATTTGTCAATTAAACTCTGGTTTATCTCCTCGAACCCCGCCTCAATTCTATCTTCCAGATCATTCATATTTGCAGCATTAAAAGCATCACCCTCCTGCGAGATTGTGCCCTCATCCCTTGCAACTGTCACAAGACTTGTGCTGCCATCTTCCATCGTAAGCCGTCTGCGGTTAATATACTCTGCAATTCGATTTTTCCATGTTTTCTTTGTAAATCCCATAATATGTCCTCTCTTCCTATAATAATAGTCCGGTATCATCTCCGGCATATATCTCTGATCCACAGTAATAATTGAAGTTGTTAAGTAAAATTCCATACACATCATCCAATATTTTCTCAATATCATTCATCTTCTGGTATGTATTGACTGGCATACTCGGTGTCTTAGGCGTGTCTCCATGAATCATGTACGCATTTCTGATAACCTCTGTGTTATTTATGACTGATATTAAAAATGTCTCATTTGGATGTTCTGGAACGTCTGCAACCGTAAGATTAAGTTCCAGAACATCTGATAATAACTTTGTGTTATTCTGGATTCTCTGCATATCTGATCGATTCAGTGCGCCTTTCATCCCGGCAAGCCATTCTGTTTTTTCGTCTACATTGAAGTTATCCCATCCTTTCTGTAACAACTCCAACACACGATCCACATCACTCTGTGACCGGTCCGTCACTGTCTGCATCCACACCAGCATAAGCAACCACCTCACTTTTCAGACGCTCATTTTCTTCTTTTAAAGCTTTGTTTTCCTTTGTGAGCTTCAGATTTTCTTTTCTAAGCTCGTCATAATAAGGATTAATTGGATTGTAATTCATCAGATCAGCACATCTCCTCCCGTATATAATTCAGTTCCGGCAAACACATCCTCGGTAACGACAATTGAGTATCCCCTGCATGTTGCAGTTGCGATAAATCCACCTGTCAAATCAAGCGTCTGGCTCTCAATCAATGTTGTCGATGTCTTTCCACCAATCGAATTTATATTTGCCCAATTTCCTACCTGCTCTAAGTCAACCAGGTACTTCATTCCAACCTTTTTTCTCAAGGCATGATAACCTAAAAGATAAGCGGCGATGTCTGGTAATATATCAGAATTATAAATAGTACATCCACTGTATTTCTTTATATTTTCTGTTTCCCCGGCTTCGATTTTATCCACACGTTTCTCATAAGAAAAAGTCGTGTTTGCATATTTAATACCTGTAATATGGCACTGTCCGGCATCCGGCATATTAATGATGAGATAATTTGTTTTTACTTCTTTCAGCGTGCCGGCACTTGCCGTGATAGACGATGGAAGATATGGACTTGAGAATGTGATCTTGGTATCTCCTGCCGGCAATGTTTTCTTATAAATATCAGATGTCTTTTCTTCCAATGCATAGTTTTTCATCTCAATATTCACACCAGAGATATATTTTTCAAGAGATACTTTCGTATTTCCATTAAATTTGCGATCCGTCCCGACAGTGGATTTCACATATCTGTCTGGCTTATAAACCTTGATGGTATCGCTCCGGCTGTCATCCGCAACCGCACCACACGCAAAGCATACCTGTTGCAATGCCTTACGGCACGTCTGGATGGCTAAATAGCCACTTAAAAGTATGTTGCCGACTTCTTCGTCAATTACATATTTTTTTATTCCTGATGTTACAAATATCGCATTCAGTATCACTTCTGCACGGACATTGTTATATACCTGTCCGTCATAAAATGTATACTTATCTAATAACCCAACTACATCAATCAACTTAAATTTTGCAATATTCTTTGAAAAAGAAAAATCGTCGATAAAGAATGCTCCCATAGGAATCATGTTTCCGTTATTAAACTCTGACAATGTGACTTCCTGCGTTTTCTGCACACTCTTCCATGCTCCGTTTTCGTTTTCTGCGTCAAAGTCATTATTCATATCAACAATTGAAATATCCGCTTCGTTGATAGACAAGGTTGCAGAGGTCACATCAATGTCTTCCTGCACCTTGGCTGTCTGGATCATATCCTTATCCCATACGATATATTTTCCGTATAAAATGTACTGAAGCTTAATATATCTCTGTGGAAAGCTTGTTCTTACAAATTCAATCTCGATTTTTCCGTAATTCTGCACCTGATTATTGCAAACATAAATAAGGCTGTCCGGGTAAAATGTCTCTGTGATTAATTTTGTACCGGCGATTGTATACCATGTGATTTTCAACTCTGCTGGTGGCTCATCTTCAAAATAAAGTGTGATCGCTGCGGACGTGTGCTGCTCTTGGAACGTGACTGTAATCTTAGGATCTGTTTCAAAAGTACAATCTTCCTTCGATAACGCATCATTCCAAAATGCAATGTCTTTCGGATTTTCCGTCAATACGCTTTTACTTCCATCTAGCACAAATTGGTTCAGTTCAAAAGTCCCATAACTTTTCTGTTCCGTCTGTTCTGCAAATAACTCTATTGAACCTATGCCCTGGTTATCATTTGTCGTGACCGCGGCATCCGCAAGTGCGGTAACATCTATAAATTTCATTTCTGCCCTGCAATATGTTCTCATAAATGCCCCCTTACGGTGTCTTAAATGGTTTTTTACTCGTCATTTTCCAAGACAAGCCTTTATATTTCGCTCCGTTGTCAAATACCTTTTCTACTTCATCTTTAATGGATGAAAAATACCCATAGAAATCAAACTGCTTGCTTGCATCCGGTAAAGATACATGATGGAATCTGTTTTCACAATCTGTTATATGATCCATCAGTTTATCATAAAGTCCCGGATCGTCTATTGTGCCAATTGAAATTGTATAGTTCTTATAGATTCCTATACTCTCAATATGAATATCTCCGTCCTCTGTTCTTTCTGCATACTTTTCCAAGAAATCCAAAGTCCTTTGAATAGACACCATAGGGATATTATATGTAATTCCATCAATGATAAGTCCTTGTGTATACTTATGTACCATCTTATCCCTCCGCTATCCCAAGTCTTATTTCTTCATCCTGTAAATACGGCAGATTGATTCTTGCGAACTCTTTACCATCCACCGCAAGTACTACTGTCTTAGCACCGCTATAGTCCGGCATTTTGCTTGCAAGCTTCGACGCAAGGTCGTCCATCCAGCCAGTGTTATTTTCAAGCGGCAGGACAGCTTCTCTTCCGGCTTCTCCGATTTCTGCAAGTGTCCTTCCGGTTGTTACGCCACCGTTGGCAAGACGAGGCAGATTTACAGTAGGAATTGTCGGAATACTTGGATGCCATGATCCGCCACCCAAAAAAGCTGGTAAATCAAATCCAATGCTGTTAAAGCCAGAAATCAATGAATTGAGACCGTTAACAACATGGTTTACCATGCTTTCAAACAACTGAATTACACTGTTCACAAATCCTCTTACGGAGTTTTCTGTATGCCTAAGTGCTTTATCTGTATCTTTGGTAAATAAAACTCTAAGTGCAGAAAATACTAACTTTATACCAGATAACAAAACATTTACTAAGTCTAATATTGTATCAACAGTACCTTTTACACTTTTTCCCAAATTATTTAAAATAGGTGATACTACTGGCATTATATTTTTAATAACCCACGCTATAATAGGCTTTAAAATATTTGTCCATAGACCATTTAATATGTCTATAACTAGTCCAATTGATTCCATTATATTGTCGAAAACAGGCTTTAAATGGTTTTCGTATGTATCTTCGAACATTTCAGCCCAACTTTCCAAAATTGGTAGAATATAGGTCTCCCAAGATTCTATGAGAATGTCTAGTAATTCACTCATTCCATTTTTTACATTTTCGATAAACGGATGAATATGTTCATCGTACAATTCTGTGATTTTATCGGTCACATGCTGTACACCGTCTGATATAGTCGTTGTCAAATCCGCAATCACACCAAGAAGTCCATCCAAAGCATCTTTTAAAGCATCCTGATTTTCTACAAAAGGTGTCACGATGCAATCGATAATATCTTTTCCAAATTTTGCTGCATTCTCCGTAACCATCATGAACGCATCCGAAAAAATCTGAATCAGGTTTGCTGTGATCTGCTGTCCATTTTCATCCCCAAATACAGAAAATACATTTGCGAATGCATCTGCCCCCTGTGATGCCAACACTGAAATATCAGATGCTATATCAAACATGTCGATAATATAATTTTTTATATTTTCAGAATTACTTTCAAGATAAATAGATATCCCACCAAGAAGATTTTCTGCTATGGTAGCACCTATGCTTACTACAGATGCCGAAATGCTTCCAAGTGACCTTGAAAAAGTCATAGCAAAATTATCAACAGATGCAGAAACTTCACTATCTGAAAAAATATTTAAAAATGAATTCTTTATGCTTTCTATACTGGATTTAATATTATCAAATTGTAAAGAAACATCTAAATTGCTCCAGGTTTCATCCCATCCATTTTTTATAGAAACTTTTAATTTTTTTAAATAATCTATAAATGGCTGGATTTTATCTGATAATTCTTTTCCAGTAGGAACTTCTTCATATAAATCAGATTCGCCACTACCAGTTCCACCACTACCGCTTCCAGAATCATTTTTCTGCAATACATTCAAGTCATCAAAAGCCGCCAATGCTCCAGCTGCTTTTTTGGCAGAACCGGATGTTTTATCAAGAGATGCCGCATAGTCTACCTGCTGCTTCTTTGCCTTTGTCCAAGTGCTTTTTCCGCTTATAGCCGCAATAAATCTATTCATGGCATTAATGGCATTTGTAAGCCATGTACATAAAGTTACGATTGCTGGTGTCAATGCAGATATGATAGGCGCTGTCAATGCTCCAATAGAATTTTTCAATGTAGCCGCAGCACTTGCCATTTCAGACATTTTTCCATTAAATTCAGAAGAATACTTCGCCATGTTCTGTATACCTTCTGTAAATGCCTTGGATATGGTCTGAGATACTTTCATAATCGCACCAAATATTGCAAAACTAACTACTGTCTGCTTTATTCGTTTCGCCATGTCAGATATTAAGCCAGAGGATTTTTTTGCTGATTTTCCTACTTTTTCAATGTCTTTCGCACCAGCACCAATAGATTTCTCATTGACAACTGTTTCTCTCATCTTCTGATTAAGAACTTCCTGTTTGCTCTGTACATCAAGAAGCTTTTCAGATACTTTGCTATATTCTTCTGTAGTTGTAGGATCTATAAAAGCAGTTCCGGAAGATTCCATTGCGGCAAGCTCGCCTTTTGCATATTTAATTGAGTTTGTTAATTCCTCAACGTCGTATTGCATTCTTTTAAATGTTGTGCTTTTACTGCTTCCACCTGTTTCTAAGAATTTATCCATTCTGGCAAGAAGTTTATCAAGAGAAGCAGTATCTTTTTCTATCTGCATCTGCACAGCCTTATATTCCTCTGTTGGAATCTTCTGACTTGCCAGATCTTTCAGTGTCTTGGAAAACTTATCAGATTCTCTTGCAAGCTTCTGAAACTGTGATTCCATCTGCATGAGCTTACTTGATGCTTCTCCATTTTCAATCAACGTTTTTATTCTGATTTCGCCATCATATTCAGCCATGCTAAAGTCCTCATTTCTTAAACTGTTTCAATGCTTCCTGTTCTGTTTCTTTCTGCTTTCTTATTTCTTCCATCATGCGATCATAATCGTCTATCTTTTCTTTTTCTTCGCTGGTATACTCTTTTTCTGGCTGTTCCAAAGCATATCTATTCTGTGCGTTTCTGATTGCATCTTTTTCATTGGAACTCATGTTCTTTTCAATCTTCTTCTGTCGGATCTCAACTACTTCCATGAGAGAAGATAATCTTCTTGGCATATTCCAGATCAATCCATTAAATTTCCACCAGTGCATATCTGCTACGGACAAATCAATTCCGTATATCTGCAAAAAATCTGCGTATATTCTCCATTGATCTACATCATAGTCAATAAAACGCTTTGTATTTTTGCTACTGCCGGCATTGTCGTGATACCATCCGTTTAAATACCAGGAAATACATTCATTTAACTCATTGTGCTGTGGATGGTCTCTAAGTTCTCCGTATTTATCAGAGAACATAAGATAAAGAATAGAAGTTGTTTTCTCGTACTCATTCATTTCTTTGTCATATTGCAAAATATAAATCTGCATACCTATGCGGAAATCGGTATTTACTTTGTATCCGTTCCATTCAGTAGGCAAATTGTCCAGCATGACATTGTTCATTATTTTGCCCCACGTCTTCTTACATTGTATCTGTTCTGCACCTGTTCAAAACGTTTATTGAAAAGCTTATTCATAACAGGGATAACCTGCTCTACAAACTCCACAATTGCAAGTTCATCCGGGACAATATCTCCGTAAATCTGTTTCATGGCATCTTCGCCAAACAACCCATCTATACTTTCCGTGATCAGATTAAGATATTTCACACGAATGCTGTTCACTTCTAATGCTGCATCCACATTAATATCATCCACATTCGTATCGTCTTTGTGGTTATTTCTCCATTCGGCTGCTTCTTTTTCACAGTTCTGAGATATATTATTTAATTTATCAATTATACCTGCAAACTTCTTAGCTGTGTCTGCATTCGCTGTATCTACTGTTATAACTGTAATAAGATCTCCGTCTTCGTCTTTTATTGCAATTTTTTTTATGCCACTGCTTAATTTAATTTCTTCCATTTTTAACATCCTTTCCTAATGTGGGACACCAAGGAAAGGTAGGCATCCCACATATGCTAATTTTTAATTAACACCTATGCAATTGGGTAATCTTCATCCAAAGCCAAAGCACTTACTTTAGGTGCCCATGTGAACGATCCATCACCAGCAATAGTGATTGTTCCCTGTTCTACATCTCCATTTCCATTAATCTGGACTGTAGACTTTAAAATATCACCACCTGCTCCACCAGTGCTTGATGCACATACAGTTACTGGGACACGGATACAATCTCCGGATCCGCTTGTAATATCAGTTTTATAGTAGCGATAATAATATGTCTCACATTGATCTCCTGTTGGAAGCTTTTTGAAAATGTCATTAAACACTGTCTGCATTTCATCTGACAAATGTTCTCTTTCTGGGGACATTGAAAATGCATATCCTTTTACAGAGTTGCTTGCATTTTTCATGTTTACGTACTGTGTGCTTTCTGTGTTAGGTCCCCAGTCTTCTGTAAGTTCTGTGAAACCGTCACCCATTTCAGCAAGCTTTTCAGTTGATCCACCCATAAGGCTTCCAATATCCAAAAGTGAGATCATGTTAGTTCTGTCTTTTGCCATGAGTATTCCTCCTATTTTTTATAAAAATATTTAAGCTGCATATTAATTGTTAATTCTGTTGTTTTCCCATCTGCTGTACCGCAAAATACATCTGATGTGCGGTTGATTTGTTCTGCAACAAAATTTTTATCTTTTAATGTAAATTCTCCACTCTCAAGAAACTTTGCAATGCATTCAAGCAGATTGCTTGCTGCAATATTATCCTTGTTTGTTGTTGGATTGCTTTTGTATACGATCTGGAACGTCATTTGTCCGACATAAGAACCGCTGACATATTTTTTCAAATAAACTGGATCCTGCGCCGGAAAAACTCCAATAGACTGAGTATCTTTTATGCTGTTCCATAAGATTGTTGAATTTGATGGTTTGAAACCGGGCGGAAAATCTGGATAACTATTTATCATATCAAGAATAGCTCTTTGCGCCGTTTCTGCATCTGATACAAGCATTATTTTTGGCTTTTCATCCAAATCATTTACCTCCAATCTCAAACCTTGGTATAAGGCTGTAAACACCGATAGTATTCACTTTGTAGCAATTCCCTTTTTCATTTACCATGTACTGGAAGAATTTACCCGGATAATCGTCTGAATTAATTAATCCAACAGGCAGTTCCCTATCAATGAGAAGTTCATCTTTCTTTGCAATCACTACGAAGTCAAAATCATTACTTCTTAAAGTGAAATGCTTTAGCTTTTCTTCTTCGCTCATGTTCTCCCAGTCTGGTGGATTAGCATAATTCAATGTGCCATCATTCGGGATTTTTACAAGAAAACTATCTGCATCTTTCATTCCAGACTTACTTATGTTCTCTGCCTGTGTAAGCTCAATTCTTACATTTTCAAATAGAGTACCGAAATAATATTCAGTTTCTAAAGTGTCGTTGTAATGCCTGTTATATAAAACCACGGCATCTTTATATCCGATTCCCATAAGCTAAACTCCCATGTACAAAAGGTTTTCATGCCTTGAATCAACCATTCCGGTTAGGTAATTTGATGCAATATCGTAGCACTTACTATTAAGTGCCATTTCTGATTTTGCAATCTCTACCAATGTCGAAGAAGATGCTCCGGCATCATAAGATACTGATTCACTTCCAGAAGTCATGCTCTTAATCATTTTCCCTTTTACAGTTCCGTCTGTATTTGAAATAACACCAAAGTTATTGACTGCCGCGGAGTACTCAGATACATTCTTTAGCAATTCAGCTATTTCGCAGGTGCAATCTTTGATATTATCCCACCATACATCCTCTGATTCTGGCTGAGGATAAAACACAATCCTGTTTGATGTGATCGCATTGATTCTTCTTTCTGCTTTTCTTTCATATGGAGCAAAGTCTTCTTCGCTTTCGAACAAACTTCCACCATATTTAGTTTGGTAATATTCAAAATCTACATATGACATTGCTCCACACTCCTTATTGCTGTGATAAGATTTCGCTGATAATATCAGCTTTCTTTGTTGCGGTCAGTGAATACCCTTTCCTCTCTGCCAGTGCCTTGATTTCTGCAACTGTAAGAGAGTTTAAGTATTCTTCCGTAAGTTCCCCACTAGCATTTACCGCCTGTGTAGTGGGATCTATTCCCCCGGTGTGATTGAAACGTTAGCTACTGCATCAATGTACTCTGCGAAAAGTACAAATCCTAACAGTGCATAAGTTACGCTGGTTGCGCGATCGTAATCGCCTTTTACCTTAAATCCGATAAGATTTGTTTCTCCGCTGACAGTGTAAGAAAGACCGGCTTTCTCAAAATCTCCGTCAGATGGATCTACATAATAAGCAACGATGTTGTTTACAGGTGTTGCCAGAATTTTTCCTGCTGGGATTTCGTTGTCAGAGCAAAGGAACATAATGTCTGCTCCGAGGAATCCCTTAATATAGGTAAGTCCGAAGGCTGTCTGCAAAGTAATGTTTGAATCTCCAAGATAATCATAGAAATCCATGATATTTGCAAACACTGCAACTCCTGTAGCAGTTTTGTGCATTGACTTAAACTTATTCTTGACAGATCCAATAGCTTTAGCTACAGCCATCTGAAATGTTTTTGTAGTGTTTGTAAGTGTACCAGTTTTCAGATAGTTGTAGAATTTTGTTGTAATTCCATCCTGCAGGTCTGTCTGGAACTCTTCGTCTGTCATTTCACAAGCTACTTCATATCCATGATCCTTGATTGCTTCGACAGAAACTTCTTTTGCATATTTTTCAAGAGTAATCTCAGAATAAGGTTTCTCTTTTACCGCATAATGTGTTCTTGGAATCACATCGCCTTCTGCTACAGTCCCACTCTCTAACGTTCCTTCTGCATATTTGCTTTTAAGAATAGTTCCGGGCTGTTTTCTAATTGCTCTTGAAATTCCGAGAATTTCTCTTAAAGCTTCCCAGTTTCTTTCAAAAGATGTAACAAAATCAATTTCCCTTGCCTTTACATCAATGTCTCCTGTTGTAATCAGTCCTTCGTTTGCTGCAAAGAACTGCAAATTTGTGTTCATCGTTAATCTGTTTTTGTTCATATAAAACTCCTTTACTGTTGGAATAAAGAAATGTTTTCGGCAATTGCTTTCTGACGTTCTGATCTATCTTTGATAGATAAAATGCTCTCTCTTGTTGTAGGCTTATCATCACCGGAATCATTTTCATTCGGTTTTGTAAAACGTGCCGGCGGATTCTGCTTATTTACAAATGCATTTGCATCTGTTTTTTTAGCTTCCTCAATAAGATCACTGAACCCTATCAGCTTTCCATTTTTCACGCTTACGCTTTCGGAAATATCTTTCATAATGGCTTTCTTTGCAGATTCAGAAGTAAACTCAATTTCCGCAAATGCTTCTTTCAAAAGTTCATCCTTCTCATGCTCTGCGATTTTGGCTTCATAATCTTTTTTGGAATCCTCTGCCTGTCTCTTCCAGTCATCACGCTCTTTTAAAATGTCTTCCGGGCTTTTTCCATCCAACCCTTCAAGCATTTTCTCTGCTGATTCTGCACGGGTTTTCCACTGTTCAGATTCTGATGAAGCCTTATTAACCTTGTCTTCCATTTCTTTCTTGGAATACAGCTCTTCACCCATACTCTTTTTAAGAGACTCTTTCTGTTCGTCTGAAACTTCAATTCCGAGTTTCTTTAATTCGTTTACTACGTTTACCATGTTTCTACCTCTTTCTTTCCAAGTTGTTACTCCGGTCAGTCCGGCACGAATGAGTTGCTATTTACTCCATAGCTGGCAATTGGGAATGAAGGAATCGAACCCTCGACAACCCGGATATAAGCCGTGTCTTCTTCCACTGAATTAATTCCAAAAAATAAAAAAGCACGCCCAAAATAGGACGTGCCATGCATCATCCTATAATTATTCTAGGTTAGCGAACAGAATCCCTTTTTCTGTCCGGTACTTTTAATATTTTTTTCAATATATATTTTAACCTATTTTAAACAACTTTTTGTACCATTTTAAAAAGGGCAGATTTCTCCACCCCTTTTTGCTATTTCCCACCGAAATACCTTCTAAGCACTTCTTTTTCTTCTTCCACAATGCAATCCTTTCTTAATTTGTTGCACTGGTCGTATATATACTTTCCGTACTCTTCTAATTTGGCTATCATTGCATTTTTGTTTTCCAATGTAGGATTTTTAATGTATTCTTTTTTAAGTCCTATATAGTCCTCATACTGCTTTATAACATCCATTTTCAATTACCCCATTTAAGATATCATCTGCTATGCCAACGACTTCTTTTCCATAAAGAGACAGAAAATCCGCTACGATTTCCTCTACATCTATTGGAATTTGGCAGTCATATGAAAATGAAGCGCAGTGTACCAACTCATGAGATAGAACTCTCTCTAAAAGACTTCCGCTTAATGCATTTGACAAATAAACCGTTCGTTTGCTCCAATCTGTAACACCAAGTGTAATTGTTCCGTCTGAACGCATCAAGCATTCACTATTAGGATTTACATATAAAATATTCCATTCAACATCATTGATTTTAAACACTGCGCTCACCTCTTAGATTTTCTGTAACATCATCTGTAATTCATTTCTCCACATCTGCTTTTCTTCCGGGGCTGCATCTGATGTCATTTCAGTAATATCCATCTGCATATCTCGCAAGTAATCTTTTCTTGCTTTTGCACGCTCTTTTTTATCTTCTTCTGAATTGCCATGATGGTTTTCTCTGGTTTCCATATAAGTACGTCTGGAAATACCGGCTTTTCCCTCTCTGGAATCCCTCGGATATGAACTATCTCCCATCATTCCGGTATCTGTATACATCCTTTTCAGGTCTTTCTTATCCATGTCTCTCATGTGCTCTGCATCTTCGTAATCATCCGGGTACATGTGATAATATGGGGGTTCATCATATCCTCTTCGTTTTCCTCTGCCTTTCGGTGCAAATCTTCCATCAGCATAACGATACCGGTCGTAATATCTTCGGTCATCCCCATACTCTAAAAGCTTCTCCATGATATCTGCTTCTTCCGCTTCGTTCATTGCCTTAGTAATTGTGGCATAATACTCTGCTTCTGACAGATCCTTTATCATGTCGATCACTTCTCCCATTTCTTCTGTGTTGACATTCTCAATCCCTTTTTCAATCTCACATAAGGATTTTTCAGCAAGGCATTCAAGCATTTTATGAATTCTTTCAATATGCATATACTAAGCCTCCCTTACTACGATTAAATTACTGTTCTGTACCTCGATAGTCTGTCCAGATGTATTCTGAACCGCTATTGTGCTGCAGCATCCACAAGGAACATCTACATAAACCTGTGCAGATACATTGAACATGTTTTCTACTGCCGCAGGTGTCACGATCATTCTTGTAGACTGTAAAGGCTCTCCGTCAATTGCGATTGCAAGAGAAATAGCTTCCACCGTTCCGCCGGTTGGGATCTGGATATTTCCACTATAAGATACAAGGAATCTGGCTTTGCACTGGTTTGTGATTCCCCTTAACTTAACTACTCCGCTTCCCTGTCTGTGAACGATGCATTTTGTTCCGCAAACCGGTGTCTCAGTAAATGCGACATCTTCTCCTTGCAGGACAGTCTGTAAAGCATTGGCTGTAAATTCTGACATAATATTTTCCTCTCTTTCAAAAATATAAGGGCAAACATTGAAGTCTGCCCTTTGTGTTTAAGTAATACTGCTATGCAGACATAATCTTGTCGATTAAGATACTTTAATTATTCAGTTGTCTAACATCCGCATCCAGTATTGCAACCACATCCATACGGAATGTATGTGTTCGGGTTTGGCACCTGGTATGCTGGGATTGGCGATGGATTAACAGCACTGATAATATGATTTGTCTGTGCTGTCATAGCGGTAGTCAGAAGTGCGTTCTGTCTATCCTGTGATGCTGCAAGTCTCAAATCATTATTTTCTGCCTGCAACGTTGCGATCTTATCCTGGCATAAGTAGTCAAGTATCGCTCTTGTTCCGGCATTCTGGCTGTCGATAATATCTCTCGTGTTGTTGTTCATGGTGTTCTGTAATGCGCAAGTGTTCTGCGCCATGTTGAAGTTTACACCCTGGATAGCTTCACGAGTTTCGCAGCAACAATTTGCAAGCTGAGACTGAATAGCATTTGCATTCTGCATTCCTGCTACTGTGTCCGCATTAATTGCCTGCTGAATGGTATTAAAACCTGTCAGCATTCCGTTGTTTACTGCATAAAAGCCATCACAAAGACCATTTGTAATGCCATCAAGTTTACTTAGGACTGCTGAATTGTCAAATCCTCTCTGGATATCAGCCTGTGTAGCCGCAGTTGCGGTATAACCGCCACCACCATTACCACCGAATCCATAACCGCCCCATCCACCGAATAAGGCAAAGAGGATAATGAGAACCCACCAACCACCATCGCCCCATGCACCATCATTACGGTTTCCACCAGTAACTGCGGCAATGTCCGCTAAACTTGGAGATGAATTAAACATATGTGTTCCTCCTAATAAAATTTATTTATACATAATCTTGCAAGAATAGTATCAATGTTTAAACTGACTCATGATTTCTTCCGGGTTAATGCCTTTTTCTTTGCACAAATTTCTGGCAAGCTGTTCCAGCCCTTTACTGTCTCCACGGTTCATCATGTCGAATGTATTTTTCATGATCGGATTATTTGAAAATTGAGAGTTGCTCATCATTTGACTTAATATCATCTTGGGGTTTCCACCGCACTGGATCATCTGCATTAAATTCATTCAGAATCGCTCTCTTTCTTTGCTCTGGTAGTCCTCTGGGACTGAGTTATTTTAGCTTCTATTTGGTCTAATCGCTCCATTATCGGGGCAATCAATGTTGCCGTGTCTTCTTTCGGTAATTCGTTTTGCTTTCCGTCTAGCTGCGGTTTATATGTAACTGTCTGAATAAGACCATTAGCACCCCACGATTTTATATAAACTTCTGATCCATCTGCTTTTGGGAAAATGGCAAATGGTGCATTCATGGGAACGTCATTCGCTGTGACTTCCTCAACAGAATTAACCATTCTTCCACAAAGTCCAGCTTGTTGCGGCATGAGCTGCTGTGGGAATTGCTGTTGAATCTGCTGTGGCTGTTGATATTGAGGATAAGAATACTGGTTATATCTCTGATACTCGTACATAATAAACCTCTCTTTCTATTTTCATTTTATTATTAACAACACAATTGAACCACCCCAGTAAAACCCCATTAAAAGGACACAAAAAAGACACCCTTAACGGATGCCTTTAATGAGGAGAAAGTTATGTGAAATGTTGTCCAGTTACCTTAAGAATTTTATGTTGCATTTTGACGTTGATACGTCCTGCTGTCTTAGTTGAAACATGCATAATTTCTGCACATTCTTCCAAAGACTTTTCTTTCTTCCGTAAATCAAAGAGCGTTTCTTCTGTCGGTGTGAAATCACACAATTCTTTTATATGCTCTTTTTCTTCTTTGGTAAAGCACGTAACAATGTTTTTCATTTGCTTTACCTCATTGGGGGAGTTTCCGGCTATGACGGTGAGTTGTTATCTCGCTTGAGTTCCACTACATTAATTAAAGAAAGGTGGATAACCAAGTATGTATGGTTAACACATTATTATAATAACATATTATTCCATTTGCGTTGTACCATTTTTTTCAATTTTATTTTCATAAGCCGTTGCCCTCCCATTTGCAATCGCAGACTGTTTTCTATTAAATCCAGAAACCTTCGTTCTATCGCCTTGCAATTGAAGATCATTATTTTTACAGAATGATTGAAGCCTTTTATTTTGCATTCGCAGTTTATATGCCAGTTTATCATATTGAGGTTGCAAGATCTCTTTTACATCTGTTTCAGCAATCATATCAAGTTCCTGTTTCTTGGTCATAATTTCACGCTTTGTTTTACGAATTTCTCTTTCCAGTAGTCTCTGCTTCTGCTGCAAATCATAAAGATTCTGACTTTCATCTGCATTTATATTCACATTTCCGTTTTCATCAAGGTACTTATTTACCATGTCTTTTCGCCACGGACCATGTGAATGTCTGCAATTATATCCGTGAAGTCCTAAGAGATTTACAACAGTTCCCGTCCCGGTTTTAGGGTCTATGGTATAACCTGTGCTTTCAAGAAGATTCGGAAATCCCGGTTCGCTCCCAATTATTTTATATGCCTTGCCTTGCCAGTGATCGTGAGATGGAATACCTGTTGGATTCTTTTTATCATATCTGGCACCCGGATGTGCTGATACTAGAACATACTCTATTTTATATTGCGCAATATAAATGTTCGTCACTTGTGCCGCGGTCTGATTCATAGATGTGACAACGCAACATCTCACTGCCGCTTCAAGAGAACGCTTCGTTCCAGTAGGGTATTCTACCATAACACCAGATTCCGCATATCTATCCAGAACTTCGCAGACTGCACTGCTGTAAGACTGCATTCCAGATGCAACCCGATAATCAACCTCATTTAGCATATTGAGCAAGTCTTTCTGTGTCTGGTTAATGGTTGTTTTTGTCAAATTATCAAGTTCTCCGAATGTTTTTATTAACTCTGCATTCATTGCCAGAATTGCCGTATTATTTTTTAGCGGAGATATAACAGATGCTGATATCTGCGTCAAGACTTCTTTATCATCCGAGAATGATGTCATAACACTATCCCTTAATAATCTGCGAACCTCATTTCTTGACTTTCCAGACATTTCAGATATTCTTTTTACAATCTCTGTGTTATGCAGTCCCATCTGTTGGAGTTTCCACAATTCGCGGTCTGCTGTTCCGGACAATTGACCGGATTTTATCAATCGTGTTGCAATATCTGATATGATCCAATTTTCAAGTTCTTGATACATTTCAACCAGTTTATCAGTTTTTCCATAAAAATAATCCGGTTTAAGCATTATCCTTTCCCAACCTCTCTTTTAACAAGATCAATCCACTGCTTACCGTGATTTTCTTTTGCAGTTTCAAACCATCGTTTACCTGTTCCCGGTGTGTGATATTTTAATTCTGTTCCTGTCGGATACTTCTTTTCTCCACGGTTTGCCCATGATCTACCGCCCTCAGTTAAATAAAGTTCGCCTACATACTGATAATGCGCATAGGGTGTATCTACTGTAATTAATCCGGGTTCTTTTATCTGCGTCTTGTTTCTCAAATCGCCCTGCTGCATAGGTGTGTATTTTCTCATGTCATTTACAACCTGTTCGTCAAGAACATTCTGAGCATTTCTCAAATTTTCATCCATTCGCTTTGTATCAAGCTTAATATTAAAGCTTCCAATGACTTTATTATATTTCATATTAACGCATCCATTTCTATCACTTTTCTAAATAAAACTTAATCGTCTCTATCGCAGTCTTTTTCTGAAGCTTTACTTGAACCATCTCCGGCGGTTCAGGTTCAGGGATAATATATCCACCTTTTAAAATACCATTTATAGAAAGTTTCGGTATCCCTTGAATTATTTTACTCCTCTCCAAATAGACCACCGCTGTTCCTTTCCGCATCTTCCTGCGCTCTCTCTGCAAACATGGCATCTACTTCATCATCATTAAATCCCTCATATTCTTTAAGGTATTTACGCTTAGAATAAATACCTTGAATCATTAAATTATAAGCTCTTGATCTGTCCTGTTCGAAGCTTGCAAGCAAATCTTTAAAATAAAATATATCTTCGTCCGGCACATCATCATCCAGTGCATCCACATAGCCGGCAGGTATTCCGTAAAGGTCACAGAATACGTTAATTGCATAAATGAGATTTTTCAACGCTGTTTTTATGCATTTTCGAATATCGTTAATCGTTTCTACCGTCTCATTGTCATCGCTCTCAACCTGTGTTGCTGTCAATCTTCCAGATTTTCTATCAAGGATAAACTGCCCCTGTGAGAATCCGCATTTTGTCGATATCATAGATAAAACGCTGTTAATGTCCGTGATTCTGTCAGAAGTAAGCATGGTCGGTACGTGTTCATCAATAGTACTTTTTGAATCAAGCCCCAATTTCAAGCCTTTAACGAACCGAGGAAGCTCTACTGTTGAGGTGCGTGTACCGCCTTTTCCCTGTTTTGTCAGCGCGTTCTCATCAATAAAAGTAATGTGCTGAGAATCCTCAACCTCATTTCCCTTTTTACTCCATGCGATATCGAGATCTCTGAGCTCCATAATTGCATTCGAGAAAATCGAGACACCTTCCGGGGATGAGTAGTCGATTGTATTATTGAATGGAGTTTTTAAATAAGCAAAAAGTGGCTTTTCTATATTCGCAATATGAACGACTTCTTCAATAGAAGACCACTCTGGAACGTCATGCAGCTCTATCTTTTTTCCAAGTGAATTACTGCTGTTTGACTTGAACGCTCTGTTCTGGATCTCGTACACGTTCATCTCTTCGTCCTCTTTATTTTTTGAAGTCGTGAAATGATGGTATTCAAGCCGGTAGTAGTACACTTTATCTTTTAAAAGTCGATTAATAAAAATGCATCCTCTGATATCTCCGTTGCTGGTCTTTTCTGTGATTGCGAAATCCCACGGCATAATATAATCGATCATGTTGTCTGGGTTCATTGAACCGTTTGGTTTTAAAATTATACCACCAACTCCGAGCATATCTTCGACTTTGTCTCTGATAGAAGTGTCAACCATTGCCCTGATGCACTTATTAATAAAATCAGCTCTCTCTGAACCTGTTACGCTCACTGATAAATCCATACATGCTTTCTTTGCTGTGTACTGGCAGAGGAATTTTGCGAAATTTATTGTCCTAATGTCATTTTTTTTCGGATCAACCCAGAAAGGACTCCCCTTAATGATGTCGTTCCATCTCTGCTGTGAGTTTTCAATCTCTGGAGAAGTGATAAACTCGACATTAAATTCTTTCTCTGCATCTGTTCTAAAAAACTTCATGATCGTCTCCCTTATTTTTTCAAAAAAATTCATTCTACATCCCTCAAATTTCAAGTTGTCTGAAAACTTCATTTATTTTATGCCATTGGATTGCTATCCAGTCAACCATCGTCTCTTCATGTCCAAATTCTGTAAAATGTTGAAAATTCGACTGCAAACCGCTTTCCGCAAGAAATGCATGTATTATCTCGTGGCGAAGTTGTTTACTTTTCAAATACTCAAAATCGCCTACTTCATTCACATTATCTGACCGTAAATGTATTTCCTTATTTGTATAATCGCAATAACCATCTGTATCACTGTTTTTAAATTCTTCAATAACAATTTTATATTCTGTTCCTAACACATTAATCGTCTTCATATTCTTCAATTTCTTCTTCCTCATCATCATAAAGACCATCATTTCTTCGGCTGGTCATTATAATTCTGTTCAACGCATAAATGTTAGCCATAATCGTATCTTCTTCTAAAGTCGGATATGCATCTGAAAATGAACCATCTGGAAGCTGCTCATGTTCTGCCTTTATAAACTCTTTTTCTGTGTTCGGGCAACGCTCCGGATCAATCACGATCTTATTACATCGCTGAAGCCACTCCCAGCAGTAATCTCTGCCTTTTCCGCTTCCCCATCTTTTCTTTGCCCCAATCGCATTGAATCCCCAGTCCTGCATCTCTGCTATTCCGTCCGGTCTGGCAGAATCGCATATGATTTCGACATTCATAAATTTCTTTATCTTTCTGGCAAAGGTAGAGTTTTTACATTTTTTAGAATACACTTCGCCGAAAATGTAAAGAGTATCCGTCTCGTAATCATAGTAGTTCTGGCAGAAAACCTGTGGGTGGGTGTATCCGAAGTCCAAACCGTGGTTTACTGTATCGAATGTCATTAACTCTTCATCCGATATTTTTCGGATTTCTAAGTTATCGAAGATGCCGCCGCCTGTTCCTGTGACTTCCCCAAGATAGTTATTTTTATAATATAAAGGCTTATGAATCCTGAACCACTCCGCACGCTCGAAGAATCGCTTCCCTAACCATTTTACCGGGACATTATAATAATAGCTGTGGCAGATCCGTGTCTGTGGCTTATTTTTACATTCTTCGGTGTACTCATTCATAAAGTTGTTTTTTGATTTCGGAGGATTGAAGATTTTTATGTCAAGCGCCGGTGTATCTGCTCGCAGAAATGTATCTTCTATGTTATCCATCTGCTCCACACCTGCCATCTCGTCGCATTCTTCATGAATTAAAAGCTTTACATATCCGAATGGCACGTTGAACGATTTTAAACTGATAGGCTTATCGGCTCCAACGAACATGACCATTTGCCCGGTCGGTTTATAAACTGCACACATTGGGGATTGTTTAAAATCCCAATTGTCAAGGTCATGATATCTTATGACCGTTTTCATAAACTGATTGTATACCGAGCTTCTTAGGTCGACTTTAAATCTTCTAGTGTATACGACATGCGCCTGCGGATCCTGCCTAATGGTCTCGTATGCAAGATTACCCCAGAAATTGGACTTAATAGAGCCACGTCCACCCTTCGATATGATTTCGTGTATGTCTATCTCTCCGGCAAAGGCTTCATGCACCGTTCTGTAAATTTCGACAAAGTCGCTCGTTATGTCTGTGATTGGGATTGTCCAGAGTGCCGCCTTCTCGCGCTTTTCCTTTTCCTCTCGCTCGATCTTCTGCTTTTCTGCTATGGTCAGTGCTTTTTCCAAACCATCCATAGCCTTAAGCTGATCCGAGAAATCTGGGGCGAATCCCAGTCCGTCCACGACTTCGCCTTTTGCAATTTTACTTCTCCGCTCCTGTATCTCTGCTAGCGACATGATATCTCGATGCTGTTCTTTCTCGATTTGTTCCATTTTCTCCGCTATATATTTTGAGATGACAGTTTTTGACAGTAGCTTTTGTGCACTTCGATTTGCTCCATTCTCACTATAGCCAGCGCTTATATATGCCTGTGTGGCATTTCCGCCATTCTTTATATATTCATCTGCGAATGCCTTCCATTTCGGTGTGAGTTCTTCCTTCATACACTCACCGCCTTATAAATATCAATTAAGCAGAATATTACTTCCGGGATAGATGCCGTTTTAAGAATCTCATAATCTTCTGTTTTCCATTCTTGTTTTTTTATCTTGAAGGTGTACACCGGTGTGAGGATTCTGTAAATTGTGATCATTCGCTTCTGGTCTTCGCTGTAAAATTGATTCTGGTTTATTTTTACAATCAATCCACGCTGAACAATCGCAGTCTGAAGCTTTTTTACCTTTCCTTTTAAATTTGCCAAGGCGCACACCTCCCATCATTTTACTTATAATTTTATTATAAGATATTTTTTAACTGTTTTTGTTCCATTTTTTTGCATAAAAAAAGCGGCTATATTTCAAGCCGCTTTCTATTAAAATCTTAAATAATAAGTTCCGCCAAATTCATTACATTTACATTTTTTTACAGTATCATCAAAGTTCGACTCGTTCATGGTGGCGTATCCGCTAGTACACAGATTCCGATCTATTGTCCGAAGCCTAAAGCTCATTTCGCTTAGGCTTTCATCAACACTAGCTTCCCACTCGTTACCATTATCATCCGCCACCTGCACAACGTACCCGCGTCCCCTGTTTGAAGCCCATTTAAAAGTCTCTCTTAATGTTTCAAAATCTTTTCCTTCGTCAAAAATAATACCTTCTTTATTTTTTAAAACGCAACTATACATAATTTTATCTCCTTTTTTTCAAATTAATATCCTAGGTTTTTACTGGTCAATTTCTGGTAGAAATTCTCCGATGTACAATTCTTCCGCAACAATCCTGTACGCTTTTCGGATTGTGCTAGCTCTATTTACCAGATACTCCCAACCCTGCACGTCTTTTTCTTTCCAGTCGCCCATGTACTCGGCTTTCACTTCGTCATCAAGATTAATAAAATCCATGATGTCTGTGTCATGTCTGTTTTCAATTTCTGCGATCCTTTTCTGTAATTCCTGATAACATTTTTTTAATTCTTCCATCTTTTTATCCTCCTTATTTTACGATCTTAAATCCCATCATTTTATATGTGCTTACTTCTGATTTTTTAACAATGATCTTATGACCGTTTTCGATCATTTCAACACCGTTCTTTTTAAATTCTGCCATCTGCTCCGGTGTTATTGTCTCTGGCTTATCTGCCAAACAGGACTTTGGACACCAGAATGTAAACTCTCCATTATCAGCTTTAACTTTAATTTTTACTGCTTTCTCTGTCTCTCCGATCTGATCTTTCTCTCCGTCTGCAAAAAGCTGTCTTTGTGAATCTGTTAAATTTTTCTGTAGAAACCAATCTTTAATGTAAAGCATCTTATTTTCCCTCCGGTGTATTATATGTTTTCCTTGTTTCTGATATTATAATACACCTTTTTTAGTGTAATGTCAATGCTTTTTTACATTATTTTTAAAGTATTTTATTTTTCTGTATCTTCTACATATTTTATTATATTACCCGGCTGCATATCCAGTATATCGCAGATCTTTTCGAGGGTTTTAATCCCCACCATTTCTCCTTTTCGCAATGATTGGATTGCGCTTTCTCCTACGATCTGCTCTTTTCTTAGCCGTGTCGTGTTATATCCGCTTTCTTTCAGCGTTTCTAATACATCAATTTTATATTTAAGCATCTAAACACCTCTCTTTCGTATTTATTATATACCAGATACATTTTTCTTTCAATTAATTTTACACCAAAAAAATACACAATTATCGCTGATATTTTTGCACTTATTTTGGTGTATTTGTATATTGCAATTACACTGTTTTTAGTGTATTATAATATTAACAAAGGAACAGAAAAAAAAACGAAAGTGAGGATTTGAATATGACTGGAGCTATTAAAATCAACGGAACATATGGAGTGAAAATTGGAAATTTACAAGTATTCACTTATGAGGGTGCTGTTAATGCTTATAAAATTTTCTGTGAGCTCTTCAATCGTGACATGACAATGGAAGCGTCAGCGGTTATGAGTGATGCATCACTCGATATGCACAGGATCGGTTTTACTTGGGACGAAATCGAAGCGATTGAATTGTCAGTATTATGAGCCGAAACGCTCCGTCTGGAGCGTCCACCGTGGAATGGTCGCCCGGTGCTGATGATGGCAGAACGCACAAAATGAAAGTGAGGAAAAATTTATGAAAACAATAGAAAAAGTCGAGATTAAAAAGTTAAGTTTCCCAGTTGGTAACATTTACAATTACCACGCTATGATTTTTAGAAGCGTTGACAACGGAAAAACATTCGCATATTGCGGATGCGGTAAAAATTTCGCAACGTTTGAAGAAGCTGAAGCATATAAGGCAGAAATCGAATTGCAATAGTCGAAACCGCCGCCCGGCGGTCTGTAGGAACTGCCCCACCTGCACCGATGAGACAGGGCATAAACGAAAGGATGGTTGATTTTATGACGAAAGCAGAACTTATGAAAGAATTTAAAGAACTTGAAGAAGAAAAGCGAGTGCATATCGACGGCATTTACTGGAATAGTAAAAAAAGTGAGATTGAAAACGCTATAGAATGCTTAAAATGTCCGGATGAATTGTTAGAAAAATATCTCATTGTTTTATCATTGAAATATGAAAACACCGGGCGGACGATCGCTAATAATGGAGATTTTAAGCATCACAGCTACAATAGGCTTTATGTATTTAATACAGCACGTCAGATCTTAAGAAATTAGACAACCGCCGCAGAGGATTACCGCCGGATCACTGCCGGCGGCTTTTTTTGTGTACGGATTTTTATTTTTATATCCAGCATCTGCCTTGCATATTTTTTCAATACAGCCATTTTTATGCGTGCGTGCTATATTTTATCCTATGCGTGAGAAAAACTTGTCTATGCGTGTCATGCGTGCGTTATGCGTGCATTTTAAATAATATGCGTGTGTCTATGCGTGAATCAAAGCATTATGCGTAACTGTCCATTGCTTTCTTCTTCGTACAAGCTCTGGCTGTTGAGCATCCTTAATGCCATTTTCTTTTTTCTGTAAAAATGCGTGCGAGAAATCGGCATAATCCCATAGCGTGCTTCCATTTTGTCATATGAGATATTATTTAAAATTGATTCTGCTATTTTATCGCCCAGATAATTGTCTATGCGTGTGCATATCTCTATCGTTTCCTCTCTGCTCATTTTAAACATCTCCCCATGCGTGACAACTATGTTTCTTACAACATTATACCATATATCAGTTCATAAAAACACAATATATTATCATATTCATGCAACATTATTATATTTTTATTCATTTAATCATTGTTCTTTGATATGTATTTTTTTACCGGTTCTTTCTTGGTTTTTTTAATACTTTCCGGTATGATTTCCTTCTGCTAACAACCACTAATTCACTTTTATTTTCGTACAATATTAGCCAGCTGTCCGGTATAAGTTTTCTCGACTTTAAAAATATTCTTTCCTCCTTTGTCGGTTCTCTTCTTTTATATTCTCTTTTTAACATGTCTCCTCTCCTTTATTTTTCACTAACTGCTTGTCATCAAACCATTTTATCGTGCCACCGCCAAACTTTACTTCCGGCTGTAAGATAATGCTTTTTCCTATCTGTTTTACTTCACCGTTTTTTATTGCAGTGAAAAAATGCAATTTTGTTTTATCCATGTTTTCAATACCTCCGTTAAAGTTCAGTTTAGCTGTTCAATGTTACGTAAAATGCACTCTTTACACCCTTTTTCTCTGAAGCCAACACATTCTTTCTCAAAATCAATGTTGGATTCATCTTTAAATGGACACCAATGCAAATTGTTAAAAATGTACTGAATAAGTCCATTAACTTGTCTCTCTCGTAATTCTGCTACTTGTCCATATTGCAAACTCTCTGAGATACAAGTAAGTTCTTCTCGATTTAAACTATCCAAGTCAGTATCTTCTAACTCTCTTTCATCAAAATCAGCAATAACATTTTCTACTCTGTCAACCAATGCTTTTCTCGTTAATTCGTCCATATGTTATCTCCTTAATCCTTAGTTAGTTAAAATATTCTTTTTTCCAAACACTCTATGTATTTTCAAAACATAGTATTTACAATCTTTCTCTGCGCCCCAATCTTCTTTACCATACCCCTCGCTTATTGTACATTCGGCGGTAAACTCTGGCTTATCATTTCCATAACCATTACGGAAAATAATATTTTTCGGCTGATTATTCCACACTATCGTAGGTGTATCAAGAGAAAAATCGTAGTGTTTACCAAAATAATTTTCAAATCTCTTTTCCCAATAAGGTTTGATTTCCCGATATTCTTCGGTTTTAACACCCGACAATTCCATATCGAACCATTTCTTTTTTAAGGTCAAAACCAAATCGCTGTTATGATTATATTTATATCTGCAATGTGGCGAACAGAACAGTTGGTCTGACCGATTTGCATAAAAATGACAACCACAAGCAAAACAAGTTTTTCTCATTATT